GTTGTTAAACCCCCCGGGGGGGCCGCCCACGACGATGCGGAAGTTCTCCGCGTCGTATCGGGTGCGAGCGATCTGCGACGCCATCGCGCCGAACAGCGGGACATGCTGGTAGGGCGTCGGGTTCGAGACGGTGAACGTGACGTTGTTCGTGCCCGACCAGTTGGTGTACGGGTAGAGGCCGAGCAGGTGGCCTCCGTTCAGAGTGCCGGCATTCGTGCCGTCGCCCTGCAGCACCTCGCCGTCGAGGAACTTGTTGTACGCGGACATGAGGTCGGTGGTGATGACCTCGTCGACGATGCCGTGCGGTGACTGCTCGAGCAGCTGGATCGCGACATCCGAGTAGCCGCCGATCGTCTTCACGTTCGCCTGCACGAACGTGTCCGTCCAGTCCTGCGACGGGAGACCGGCGTTATTAGCCTGCTGGTAGCCGATCGTGGTCAGCGTGCTGAGCTTCGGCACGTTGATCGAATTGGTGCCGGGCGGCACGTCCATCTGTCGCGGCAGGCCAGCCGCGATCAGGTGCGCGCGCAGACCCGGGATGTACTCGTCGATCAGCCAGGTCGGCGGAATGAAATATCCGCCGAAGCCGTCCGTCGAGTTGGGGGTGACCCTGCGCTCGAACGGGTTGAACATCAGCCCGTTGTTGCGGAGCTCGCGGAGCAGCAGGTCGACCTTCGGGTCCTGCATGCGCACGTTCATCCTTGCCAGGAACTCCGTCTCGGCCTGCGCGATCTGCTGCTGCGCGCGCTGCTCCAGCATCTTCGCTCGCCGCGGCAGCTCGACCTCCATCTCCTGGGCGTGCGCGATCAGCCTGGCCTGCGCCTGGTCGCGGGTACCGCCCGTCTGCAACGAGATCCCGGGACCGTGGACGAGTGCGAGGTCCCGGTAGTAGCTGAGGCCCTCGTCGCCCCGGGTGTTATCGGAGCGGTAGGTGAGCGGCTGACTTGTGATCGAGAGTCGGGGCGATGCGCCGGCCGCCTCGTCGCGGCGGCGGACGATGTCCTCCTGCTGGCGGATGCGCTCGTCGAGTTCCTTGATCTCGGCTTCCCGCTGGTCCGAGTCGGCCTTGAACGTCGCCTCGGCGTTGCGGAACGTCTCGACTTCCTGGTCGCGCTGCTCCTGCGGTAGTGCGGTGAACTCGTCGCCCTGTGAGCGCTCGTGGAACGTGCCGCGCTCAAGTTCGCGGGCGTGGATGACGTCGGCCCACGCGTCGACCTTGGTGATGCGCTGTTCGCGCAGCTTGTCGAGCAGGGTGGGCTCCGTGACAACGGTCATGGGGTCCCCTTTCGGGAGTGGTGGTGCTTATGGACTCCCGGGTGACACCCCACGTAGGAGGGCCGGCGCGGGCGAGAAGGCGGGCGGGTGGGTCCGCGCGTGGCGAACCCGGCGCGCCCAGGGAAATCAGTAGCCGGACTGGACGACCATGCCGGTACCGGACAGAACGCCGATACCGACGGCGCGGCGGCCGGTGATCGCGGCCACGTTGCAGTGCATCATCAGGCGTACACCGAGGGTGCCGCTCATGGGTTCGCGTGCGATCACGGTCTGTGGTTCGCCCTCGGCGAGGATGAGGTCGGTTGGCCGAAGGCACACGATCTGGTCCTGGTTCGCGGCGGCGCCCTGCGTTGCGGGGATCGCGTCGTCGAGGAACACGGGCCAGCCCATGACGCCGGACACGGGGTCTGGGGTGGTGTCGTCGTTGCCGAGATAGAACTGGGTCGAGAGCCCGAACGGCCGGGTGCCGGTGTCTTCGGAGCCCTGCAGGTACGCCCACCTCGCGGTGCGCATCAGCCAGCACTCCGGCGGCCGGTTGCGCGCATCGCCGAGCTGGGCGGCGAGCTTGCTCATCGCGGTCCACATCAGCGAGCCGGTCGGGCTCGCGGACGTGTAGGAAACGGCGGTGATGCCTGTCACGTTCGTCACGCCGAGCAACGCATCGGTGCCGCCGCCGGTGAGCAGCTGCAATTCGAGGCTGGCGGCGTACGCTTCGGCGAGATCCATGAAGATCGCCCAGTCAAGGTGCGCGCCGGGCGGCGACTGCTCGAGCAGCTGGAGTGCGACGTCGGCCGTCCCGGCGAGCGGCACGACGCTCGACGTTGCGCTGCTGTCCGTGAAGTTCTGCTTCTCGACGGCCGCGTCGTCGATCGCGGGCTGCACTGCAGTGCCGGTGTTCAGGACGGGCACGTTGATGGACGACACTCCGGCCGGCAGCTGGAAGCGCGGCATCAGGCCGCCGAGGACGCGTCCGACACGGTTCGCGGTCGCGAACAGCTCGTTCAGCCACAATGGTGCGGAGAAGTAGCCGCCGTACCCGTCGGTCCGGTTCGGCTCGACGCGGTATTCGAGCCCGCCGGCCCTCATCCGCTGCCACGCGCGGGCCTCACGCTCCTCCCGGACCTGGTCCATCTGCTCGCGGTGACGACGCAGCCGGTCATTGCCGCCGACACTCGTGATCCGCCCCGTCTCCTGGGCGAGCAGATCCCGGTAGTAGCTGTGCCGTCCCATCGGCGAGTAGACGAGCTCGTCGCCGGTGGCCGTGCGGGCGAGCAGGTCAAGGTGGCCGGCAACCCGGCGTGCGATCTCATCGGGGTCCTGTGCGAGTAGTTCGAGGTGCGTGGTTTCGATCGCCATGTCAGGCCGCCCTCAGCGCGGCGAGCTTCTGTTTCGCGGAGGTCGTGTGATCCGGCAGCAACAAGTCGGTGATACTTGCCGGCCCCGGAGAGTTCTCCTGCTCATCCTCGTCCGTGTCGATGTCGAGGAGCTCCGCGAGCGTGTTATCGTGCTCGACACCGTCGGTCAGGTAGTCGTGGATCGGCTGGAGCGCGTCCATGGTGGCCTGGGAGATCGTCTTGCCCGCCCGCAGCTCGACGAGCGACGCGACGAACGTTTCGCGCGTGAGACCGCGCGTGGCCATGAGCGCGACAGCGGACCGCATCGTCACAAGGCCCCCGGTATGAGGGTTCGCTCCGTAGTTGACCGGACTGACGTCGCCCTTGTCGAGGTTGACCTCGGTGATCCACCGGCGGTCGTAGTCCTCGTTCCATTCCTGCCGGGTGACCCGGAACGCAAAGCTCATCTCGTCAAGTGCGCCGTCGTCGATCGCGGCGCGGAGGATCTGCACGTCGCTGCGTTGCGGGTTCAGCGTCGCTTCCACATAGAGGCCGGTGAGATCCTCGTTCAGCTTGAGCGTACCCGGCTTGGTACGCGCCATCGTGACGCCACCATGGTTGAGGAGGAACGCGACGTCAGCGTTGTCGCCGATCGTCTTCTGGAACGCGCCGCGGACGATCGACTCGGTCCACGGGCCCAGCCAGTCCTCCATCTCGTAGGTGTGCGACTCGTCGTCGTGGTCGGCACACGTCACTGACGCGTACCCGGTGAACAGGAGGTTCGAGCCGCCACTGCCGTTCGGCACCTCGCGCAGTTCGAACCCGGTGACCGGCATGCGGCGTGTTTCGCGGCAGCCGCGCATGTCGTCGCGGGCTGTACGGAGCTCGTCCGTCGCGCGCGGCCGTGACTGGGCCTCGTCGACTAGAGCGGTGTCGTGGTCGCCGTGCGCGATCTCCGCAGCAGCGCGGGCGGCGTCCGACCAGAGGGATGTGTCATCAGCCATACCGGCCTCCTACGTTGCTAATCGGACTTGTCGCCACCGGCGCCACCGGTCGCGGTGGGTTTGATCGGCGAGGAGTTGAACGGCTGATCGAACGCTTCAAGCACGGTGGACTGGGCCGGGTCGGTGACCGGCGGCAGCCCCTCAACCTTCCGGATCTCGGCCGACGACATCGCCCCAATGACCCTGGCGATCTGCCAGGCGGACCAGCGCTGGAGGGTGTCGCCCCGGAGCCGCTGGCTGAGGTCGAACATCACGAACTGCCTTGGCGGCAGCCATGAGCTGAGGAGGTCCTCCCACCGCGACAGCCAGATCAGGAGCGTGTTCCGGACGTAGCCGAGCTCCTGCTGCTCAATGCCCGCACCCCAAGAAGTGTCCTTGTCGACCATGCCGAGCATGTGCGGCGGCACCCGGTAGATCCTGCCCGAGATCACGCTCTCCGACAGCTGCATCTGCTCGAGAAACTGGGCGTCCGCGAGATTCATCGTGATCGGCTGAAACGTCGTCCCGCCGGTCAGGAACCCGGGCGTGAACATGCCGTTGATCCCCTGGTGCGACGAGTTCCACGAGTCCTTCATCGCCTTCAACTCGTTATCCGGAAGATCGCCCGGGACCAGGAACACGCCGTCGGGCCGGGCGCTGTTCGCGAAGAACGCGCCGCTCGCTAGGTCCTGCGCCCGGGCGAGTCCGAGCACGTTCCGCATGTACTCGATCGGGTTCAGCCCGACCAGGCCCTCGGGGACCTGGAGCGCCATCGCCCTCGTCACGTTGTCCGGCGGGACGAGCTCGTTCCAGTAGCGGACCTCGATCAGACCGCTGTCCCGGTTGCGCCTGACCGTCACATGGTCGGGGTGGACGAGCTTCACCTGGTCCGGGTAGAGCTTCTCATCACGGCCGAGGATGTCGCCGTACAGGTTGCCGCGGAGCAGCATCGACACGGTGCCCTGCGTGATGAAGTCGCGCTGCGTGACCTCAGACCACGGCTGCGCGATCACCGGCGCCGGGTCGATCTCGATAGCCGTATCGCGGCCCGTCGCACGGTACTGACGCAGCGGCAACGTCGCAATCGACGACGAGATCAGATCCACCGATCCGAACACCGCAGCCAGCTGGAGCGCGCTCTGCTCGGTGACCGTCACGCCGGCGGTAGCCCAGCCCGCGCCCGGCGGCGGCGGTGCTGTCGAGCCCCATGGGAGGTAGGGGTTCGCGCTCCGGGTCTCGAACCGGCCGTCGGCGGTACGGATCTCCACGCCGCACCTTTACCGGATGTGCTGGACGAGAATGACCTGCCCCTTGGGGACAAACGTCTCGCCAGCCATCTCAGTCGCCGCAACACCACCCGGCTTCAACATCCGGCCGTGCCGCAACGCCACGCCCGCAACACCGTCGTCGCGATCCTTATAGACCCGGATCAGAATGCCCTCAATCGAGTCGGAATCCTTGAGATGCAGCAGGACCGTCCGGCCCTCCATCTGCTCGAGCCACGATCGCCGCATCCGTCACCTCCCGCCCTACAGGTCGTTGAAGCTGACGAACCGGGACTTGGCCGGCTTTTTCTGCGCACCCCACAGCGCGAGCGTGATCGCGACCAGTGGAGAGATGTCGACGCCGGAGTTCTTCCGGCCCCACGCCCACAAGCCGTCGCCGACCGGGCGCTTCACCGCCCCATCGATCGCGGCCGTCACCTCTGGCGTCCCGAGATGGTGGACCTGCCGCTGGTCGACCGCGTCGAACAGGATGCCGCACGCCTGCCCATGCTCATTCGAGTTGACCGGGATCGCATCAACCCTCAGGCCCACAAGGTCCGGCAGCAGTGATCCTGCGGGGCCCGACGGGTCGCAGATCACCGCCGACGGATGGTGGCGTTCAACGAGTCGCGCGACCTCCTTCGCCACCCATCCGGTGCCGCGGCCCTGCCTGATGACCTCGACGTGAAACTTGCCGTCCTTGCGCCGGCCTGCAGCAGCGATCGACGATGCGGAACGGTCCGGCGTCACGTCAAACGACAGGCACACCGGGTCCATCGCCCGAGACTCGAAGTCAACGAGCTCGATCCACGCAGCCACCGGGATTACCGGATCGACCGACCCAGCCTTCCACCGGTTCAGGTAGGCGCGCTCAAACTCGTTCAGCGGCATCGACGCGAAATCAGCCCGAATAACCTCGACCGTCTGCGTGATCCCCAAAGCCGGCATACACGACCACCAGGTCTCCTCGGCGGCCGGGTCAGCATCCTCCGGTGGCGACCACTCGAAGTAGCAAACGCCCGACCGAGCGCCAGAAGCGGCCAGCTCCCGGCCGTGCTCGACCTTCCCCAACAGGTACGGCGACTCATCCGGCGTCCCGGCCGTCGAGATCACCCAGAACTGGGCGCCGCGGATCGTACTCATCGCCGGCTTCAACGCCTGCTCGATACGCGCGTCCGGCTGAGCAAACGCCTCATCAACCGTCGCCTGGTGGATCGTGCCGCCATGGCCCGACTTTTTCACCGTCGCGACCAGCCCCGCATGCGACCCGTTCTTGAACTTCAACGCCTCATGGCCGTTTGTCATCCGCGGCTCAAACAAGCCGCGCCTCTTGAACGACGAATCCTCCAGCGCCGGCAGCCAGTCATCGACCAGCTTCTTCCGAGCATCCGACCCTGTCTGCGCCGTATACCGGATGTTCTGCCGCGGCGCCGAAAGGGCGCGCGTGAAAATGTTCGCCAGCACCAGCGTCGTCTTCCCCGACTGGCGCGGCACCGTCAACCCCACCTCGCGGTACGCGAGCTTGCCGGTCGCCGGATCAACCTCCAGCGCCACATCCGCGACAAACTGCTGCCACGGCATGAAAGGCGTACCGAGCTCCGCCGCAACCCTGGCAGCCGCAGCCCCGTACGTCTTCCGGTCAGGCGACCGCGCTGTTGCCCACCTCGGCGAACAGGTCCGCGACGAACTCATCGGCTTCCGTGACACCCTCGACGATCGACTTGACAAGCTCACGCAGCTCCTTCGACAGCGGCGCCATCGCCGCAACCACCGACCCGTTCGTCGAACCGCGGCTCGCGTCAAACGTCACCGCCAAGCCACGCGCCATCTCCGCGTACGTTTCGCCCGCCTCGTCAAGCACCAGCGTCTCGAGCAACGCCTCAAGCTTCTCGCCTACCACTCGCGCGACACCCGCCTCGCCGGCTGCCGCCGACCACTCCCGCGACGCGAGTTGCAGCCGTAATGCACCGCGCGAAGATTCGCATCATCAAGCACGAGCATGCTCCGCGTCTCCGCATCAACCCGGCTCAACGGGATCACATGATCCACCGACGGCGACCACTTCGACCGAGCCGGCGCATCGAAGTCCAACGGCCGGTAGCAAACCAGGCAGACCGACGCGCCAGCGAGAACCTCTGCGCGCTTTGCCTTCCACGCCGGCGACCTAGCCGAAAACCGCGACACCGCGACCATCCAAGCCGAAGGTTACGTCGCCACGGAGAGTATTTAGCGACCGGGCGGTCGCTAGCCGGTCGTCGCCTGGACTTTGCATCCCCCCGCCCCCGTCGGCTGGGGTCACCCCGGTCGCGTCAGGCTGCCGGGTTCCTCCAGCGTGATGCTTGCCGGTGTAGACCTTCGTCGAGCTGATGATCGTCAGTGTCTTGAGGTCAGCCATCGGTCGCCTCCACGTCGGTCGCGAGCTGCGGCTCCTCGTCCTCGTGCATTCAGGCGGGCGGCCACCGAACGCGCTGCTTGCCATCGAGGAACAACAGCACGTACTTCCACGGAAGATCCGGATCGTCGTACTGCCATGTCTGGTAGACGACGTCGCCTTCGTCGTTCGTGACCGTGACGGTCAGCCGTGGGCGTGTGGTGGGCTCGCTACTCATTCGGCCACCACACGTACCGAAGCTGGTATGGGCGAGTAGCGCTCACGACTGCTGCTCTTGAGGAACGGGAGTGTTGGGCGTTTCGAGTGCTCGCGCGAACCCGACCGTAGGCTTGCGGCCGCCGTCAGGAACGCCTTGCGGCACGTACAGGCCGGATGTGCTGCGACGCCAGTCGGGACGGTCGTCCTTCGTTGGTTCGTCGGTCATGTCCGTTCCAGCCGTCCCAGCGACGTCAAAACCGCTTTGCGGCCAGACGGATACCGCAAGACTGGTCTGAGTCCGTTATCGACGCCTATGACTCGGGTTTCCGGGTCCAGTCGCTCCAACGTGGCGCTCATCGCTGCCGTGAACGGGACGGGAGGAATCCACTTGGCGTTCACGTGGAAGACGGTCATGGCGACTCCTCAGCAGCCTTCGTGAGCGCAATCCACTCGATGTCGTCACGGAGCCGCATGCACGATTCCGCCAGATCCGTGTTGTCGTGCTCCTCGGCGTAGGTTGCGACCTCGCCTACGAAGTCGAGCAGCCTCGCGAACTGCGGGTCCAGCCTGACGTAGATAACCGTCGACGCCATTACGCTGCTCGCCTTGTCTGCCAGGGCTGCGCACGATCTCGGGAACCGATCGCGACCGCTCGAGCCCGATCCTCGGTGCAGTCTGGGCAGGCGCAGGTCATCGTGCCGCTGCAGGCTGGGATCTCTGGGGCCGTGGTTTTGCCGAGCGTCTGGATTCGCAGCACGTTCGGCGGGTTCCCGTAGCAGGCGTGGCAACGGCAGCCAGGATTGCCTGGGCACGGAATGTCCTTGGCGATCACGAGCATGCGAACGATGTCTGCGCGCGAGAAGTCTCCGACTGGCAACAGCCACCTCCATGTGGACCGCGGGGACGTGAGCGGAAAACGGCGCACGTAGTCCGGCAGCTTGGTCCGGATTCTACACGCACCGTTCGGATGGCATCAGGCGGCACGCTTCAGGAGGCGGCGGATAGTCGTTTTCGGCAGCTTCGTCAACAGCCCGATCTGCCGCTCGGTCAATCCGCGCGATGCGAGTTCCGTCACGCGTTCCTTGTCCTCGACGTGGTCTGCGATCGGCGTGACCTTCGCGCCGTCCATGACCATTCGGTCGTTCGCGAGCCGGATCTTCCGCACCCGTGTCTCGGTGCATCTGAGCCTCACTGCGACCTCGGCGCACGACCATCCCTCCGCTTCAAGGATTCGGCTATCAAGGATTTGCGCGTCGGACGGGAGATCCTTCCGTGCCTGTTTGCCGTAGCCGCGCCATGTACGCAGCTCGGCAATCGCAGCCTGCACGACTCGTTCGCGCTTGTGCTTCTCGGCTTCGTCGAACCGCTGGCGCCAGTACACGTGCGGAGCGTCAGGAGTCTTCGACTCGTCGTCCGCCAGGAGCTTTGAATCCGGTACGCCGCCGCCGCCAGACGCGTTCCACTGCGACGTCGTTCCGTGCGAGAGCATTTCGAGCGCGCCGAGCACGGTTCGCATCTGCTGCTCGATCGACGGCTTCTCAGTCATGCCCCGCTAGGCCCTCCCCGCCGCCGTTTTCCCAGGTCGCCATCAGTCCTTGAAGGGGTCGTAGACATCAGCACCGGCCATCGCCACGCCGATCGGGCGCAAGCGGTGGAGAACTTCGATCGTGTCTCCCTGCGGTGAGTTATCGCGCTGCGCGCCATCCCTTCCTGGGAATCGGTGTAGGCGCGGCCCGCGACGTAATCGAACACGATCACCGGAGCCTCGGTCTGGCGCCTCATGACACGACCTCCCCAACACGCGGCTCCTGGCGTCGCCACCGCTCCGCCGCGCGCTGCGCGCCACGCAGTGTCCGGTGCAGCGACGTGGACCGTTCCGGGATCGCGATCCCCCACCGACGGTCGACGATGTAGCGAAACCACCAGCCGCGGTATTCGCGAATCTCGGACGTGAACTCCCACCGCAACCGCGGCACCGGAGCCTCGTTCTGGCGCCGGTCCTCAGCCACGTCCCATCGCCTCCTCGTAACTCACGATCCGCCGCCCGATCCACTCCGCGCAGCCGACATTGACGGCGTTGCCAAGCCATCTGGCGCCGAAGATCATGCCGCCTGCTTCTGGGTGTGGTGCGGCCGGACAATCCCGAGAATCTCGATTGTCGGGACGTGCCAGCCGTCGATGACGGCGAACGCGCCGGTGACGGACACGTAGCTGACGTTGCCTTCGAGGCGTTGGATCATGCACCGTTTGGTGAGCGTGAGGACGACGGGTCGTCTGCTGATCCAGTGGCCGCGGAGTTCCCAGGCGATGGTTTGCTCGTTGCGTTCGAGCGCGGTCATGCCACCACCTTCCCGTCAGCGATGACCAGTTCCCATGCGCGTGAGTGCGTGGCGTCGCGGAGTGGTTCGAGGTGCGCTTCGACTTGGCGGACGGCGTCGAGACCGGCAAGGTAGTCCGCGACGTCAATCCGCTTCTCTTTGCGCGCCTGGTGCAGCTGGACGCGGTGCATGATGGCGGCGTCGAGTGCGGCGTCGAGGACGGCCGTGTAGGCCGGGTTCTTGCGGCGCTCAGAATGCCGGTCGGTCACGCCGCGTCGCGCTCCACGAGAGCCGCAGCGAGCTCGGCGCGGTCGAGGGCGATCGTCTCGCCGTCGTCGAGGACCAGGAGCAGGATGCGCGGGTCGTCGGTGTTGACGACCGCGGGCTCGGCTTCGTTCTCGTTGCGGGTGACCATCACGAGGCGGTCCATGCGGACTCCAATCGGGTAGGTTTGGCCGCCCGGCGGGGTGGCCGAGTGGTTAGGCAGCGGTCTGCAAAACCGCGTAGGCGCGTTCAATTCGCGTCCCCGCCTTCGTTCGCGCTCGCGAGCGTTCGCCGACCCACTGGCGCTGGTAGTTGCGCTTGTTCTCGGCGTTTCGTCCGCGGGGCTCGTGAAGCCGAGTCCCGGCGTTCTCTTTCTCGCGGGTAGTCATTGGGCGGATTGGGTCGTGGGGGAGGGGGTAGGCTCGGGGCTCGCTGTGGTACGGTCGTATCGGAGGCCGTGGACCGCGATCGTCAGCTGGTCTAGGGTGGCGTCGCCGACGTAGGCTTTGGTGGTTCGTACGTCGGCGTGGCCGAGCATCGCGCGGGCGAGTTCGATGCCGCCGTGACGGGCTACGTGGTCGCCGAACGCGTGCCGGAGAAGGTGGGGGTGGACGTGCGCGACGAGGCCGGCGCGCTTCCCTACGCGGCCGACGAGCTCCCAGAGCGGCTTTGGTGCCATCGGCTGGCCCGGGATCTTCCGGCGCTGCGTGTTGAACGGCGGATCCACCCACCGGGTAGCCGTCAGCACGTAGTCGAGGGCGCTTGAGGTGTCGAGGATGTCCGCGATGATCGGCTCGAGTTCTTCGATGATGGGGATGAACCGTTCGCGGCCGCCTTTTCCGATCTCGGCGGACACCCAGACGAACCCCGGGCGCAGGAGATGCTCGACACGCAGGCCCCGAAGCTCCGCGGAGCGCAGGCCGGCGCAGAGTCCGAGATGGATGGCCCGGGTTTCCTGTTCGGTTTCGCAGGCATTGAGCATCGCGATCGCCTCGCCCCTGGTGAGGCGGTAGACGCTCGTCGGTCGTGCTTTCGGACGGCGTGTCTGTTCGGCCGGGTTGTTTGCCCGTATGCCTTCCTCTACGGTCCACCGGTAGAAGCTGACGAGTGCGGCGCGTCGTGCGCGCTGGGTGTTCGGGTGCGGCCAGCGCGTCAGGGTTCGTTTGACCTCGTCGCGGCCGATCGTTCTCGGGTCGCGGTTCCCGACATCCTGGGCGTGAAGGTCCAGCGTCGCCCGGTAGGACCGGTCGGTCGCCTCAGAATTGATCCGGCCGGCCTGCCGCTGGTCGGCGACGTACAGGTCGATCGCTTCGCGGAAGGTCATACGGCGATCTCGGCCTGGACGGTGGTGCCGTTAAGCGGGATGGCCTCAAGGAATCGGATGGTGATCTCGACTCGTTCGGGGAGCCCGTACCGTTTCGACAGGTACTCGTCGACGATGACGGCATCGTCGGAATACACAATCCCACTCATGGCGTCCTCAACGAGACGCCCGAGTTTCAGGGCGTCTGGTGCGCTTGTCGGCGCCCATGGCGCGCCCGGCTTCACGACGTCGGCGTTGCGTCCGGTGCCGTAGTGTGCGGCTGGGCGGCGGCGGAAGAACACGGCGGTCAGTTCGACGGGGCCGCGGTATGGGGCCTGTCCGTTCATGGCCGTGATGGCGGCGCCGGCGACTTGTTGTTTCCAGGGTGCGGCGTTGGGGTTGGCGTCGATGACGCGGACGTAGCCGCCGGTGCGGATCGCACGTTTTGATCCGCCTGGTGCGGGGGTGCCGTACACGACGAACTGGATCACGACGTCTCCTCGCGCATCCGCGCCAGACCGAGGAGGCCTGCGATTCGTTCGTCGTGCGCCTTCTGCCACCTCTCGATCCGCTCAGCGATCGTGTCCCATGACACCTCAGGGCGCCCATCCGTCCGGCGCACATAGGCGCTCAACGGCTCCACGGGCAGCGATTTGCTACTGCCGGTTTGCCCCTGTTGCGGCTGATCCGTCATGCCGCCTCACGCTCCACGAGCGCCGCAGATGGCCTGCTCGGTGCGCGTTCGAGCATCGTCACGCGATCACACCCGATAGGAGCAGAGCCGTCATGCCCCGCTAGGCCCCCGACTCGACGCCTCGCGCTCCATCGCCTTGCCGCGCAGATAGCCGTCCTCCTCCGGGCAGCACCCAGCGCCCGTGAACTCGTCGGGTGGCCCTTCGCACTGACAGTCCTCAGCGTTATCGCCGCAGTGCAGACAGATCAGATGCTCACCGGGCTCGCGCTCTCCTTGCCAGCAGTCGCACCAGAAGCCCGCACGCGCCGCGACGGTCTGCGCTGCGGCCTCGCGCGCCGTCCTCCACCACGCCTCGCTTTGGCGGCCGGTCATCGGAGCACCAGCCAGCACCAGACGCAGAACCAGCGCGCATGTATCGACGGGCAGCCCGTCGCGCCGCACGACGAGCACTTCACCGGCACGCCGATGGGCCATGCCACGCTCAGGCGGCTGCTCATTTGGCCTCCTTGATCTTGGTGCGCAATGCTCTAAGCTCGCGTGCCCATTTCGCGCCGCTGGTGCCGCGCCCACTGCCGCGCAAGCGCGCAATCTCCTCGTTCACGAGTGCCAAGAGCCACTGTCGCTCGTCTACGTTCACCACGATCAAAGCCTCGTCCTGGCGACCCTCGGTCATAGCGCCAACTCCTCCGCGAGCAACGCACAGGCCACAGACTCCGTAGCCAGAGCACGGTCATGATCATCGAAACGCACCGCCCGCTCGACCTGCATCCGTTCCACGATCGAGTAGACCCGGTGGTGGAACACGGCATCCACCAGATAGCGGCGTGTCGCTTCCTCGGCCATCGTCATGCGCTCAGACACCGACGCAGCCTCCTCCATATCGCCTTGGATTGAGCGCGCGAACACGCACGCCGATTGAGGCAGATCCACCGATCGCGATAGCTTGAACGGAGCCACCGCTTGCGCATCTCACGGCCGCAGATCGCACAGGTCGCATACTCCAACCACTGCGGCGGCCACGCCTCGTTTGGGCGGCCGGTCACGGTCGCACCCCCGGCACGAGCAGGCGGATGATGTCCCGCGCCTGCTCCTCGGTATCGCACTCGCCGTGCGCACGGTTACGCGGACCCTCGATATGCCACTGCCACCAGCATCCGGAGACGTTCTCTTGAATCCATGCCTGGCAGCCCTCGATCACGACGACGTCGATCATCTGTCGGCACAGGCGCCGACCCTCAGCGGACATTGCGCATCGCCTCCGTTGCGTAGCCGCGGTAGCGGACCAGCGCTCCGCAGTCGTGAATCTGGATCAAGATCGATGCGGGCGGCGCTCCAATCGGCCACGCGTCGTAGGCCAGATAGTCGGGCTTGATCTCTCCTGCTTCCATCTGGTGATAGCCGCCACCCTGAGCAACGACAACACTGCGGAAGTCGATCACCGGCACCATCGGCGGCCAGTCGCCTAGCTTCCAGTCGCCGTTGACGCGAACGCGGCATACCTCCGCACCGCACTCGGGACAAGCCTCGCTCTGGCGCCGATCGCTCATAGATCCTCGGGCTTACGTTCTGGCGCCCGAACTCGGTCGTGACGATGCGGCTCATGTGGGTCGCCCCCGACTCGGGGCCTCCAGGGCCTCCAGCCCGAGAATCACGCGAAAGCGATTGGGGTGGTCGTCGCCTAACTCCGAGCAGTGCACGCCAACGGGCGCCTCACAAGTTGGACACGGCACCGCTAGAGCCTGCTCCGGCTCGTTTTGGCGGCTCACATCAGCCCCCGATCGACGCACTCCCGGCAGTCGCCGGGATCGGGCTGCTCAAACGACCTCGTGATCGCCGCCATCTGGACTGTGATCCGCTCGCGACGCTCGATCTCGCAGTCGTGGCACCACAAGCCGCTCGGGTTGAGCGCTAGGTCGGACGGTCGCCCACAATCGATACAACGAGGCGACGTTCCGTTTCGGCGCCGTTGCTCAGCGGGCATGTGCGTCCTCCTCTACTAGTGCTGCCATGTAGACCGCAGGCGGCGGATGATTCTCGGCGAGCCACTGGCGCCCAGCCTTGACTCCATCGGGCATGTCGAAGACCGGGCAGTATTCGCCCGCGAGGTCGAGCAATTCCTTGATGATTGCTGGCCGCCAGGAAGCGTTCGTGACTCGTTCATTCCGACGCCTCCCGTCCGTCGAGCGAGTGGTGCGTGACAAGCCAGCCGATCGAGCCGTCGTCACGCACGACCGGCGTCTCCTCGGGACCGCACACGCAGTCACCGCCGTCCGTGTCGTGCTCGATCAGATCGTCCATGGGGACCACGTGTCGTCTGTCGCTTCGTCCCCTCACAGGAGGTCGCATTCGATGTCGTTGGCGACCTGCTCGAACTCAGCCTGTGCATCGTCGCGGCTCATTCCAAGCTCGCCGATCAATTCGGCTGCGATATCGCGCAGTCCCACGAGAAGTGCCTCGCGCTTACCGCCCTGCGTCTCATCAACTGCGTAACTCACGACGGCACGACGACACGACGACTCATCGCCCCTCCTTAGCTCTGTCGCTAGGCGCTCAATCTCGCGCTCAAACCACCACTGGCCGGTGTGTTGGTAGAGCCCTTCGAGCGGACAGCCGTCCGAATGAAACTCGCCGACACCCCCAGCGTCGGGGTGATGGCTCGATTTCCGTCCGCAGCCAGGACAACGCTGCCAGATCCACTCACGACGCCAGTCTTCGTTTTGGCGCCTCATTTTCCTAGCGCCTTCCGTGCAATCTCATGCACCTGTGCCGCCTGCGATAGATCAGTCATCTCCCAACCTCCCGGTACCGGACATACCGGCCCTCAAACTCGACCGCCACCCCACCAAGCGCACCGTTCCGGCACTTCGCGATCGCGATCACCCCGTCATCAAGCATCCGGACGACACCCACATTGTCGGCCTCCTGTTCACGGTGCACGAACAGCACGTTGTCAGCGTTATTCTTCAACATGCCCGACCCCCTGATATCCCTGATCACCGGCGGCGGCAGGATCGCGCTCTTCGCCCGCTCCTCGTTCAAATGGACCGTCGCAACCAGATGCGCGCCCGACGACTTCGCGGCCAGGGTGAGCGTCTGGCTGATCTCATCCAGGTCCTTCACCTCACGGTGCGGAATCAAATGCAAAATATCGACACCCACCAACTCCCAGCCCCTGAGGCGGATGTCCCTCGCGATCTCCTCCGCCGTCCAGCCGAACACGTCAGTAATCCCGAACGGCATCCCCCGCTTCAACACCGTCGTCGCCCGCTCCGCATCCCCAGACTGCATCGTCTGCCGGTTCAACAGCCGCGACAGCGACACCTTCGCCTCAGCGGCAAGGATCCGCATCGACCGGACCTTCACCGTCATCTCGTTGATGTAAAGGTGCGTCCGGCAGCCATGGCGGGCGGCGTGCGTGAGAATCGTGTCCAGACACGCGCTCTTCCCCATGCTCGTCCAGCCGCCCAACAGCGTCGTCTCCGACTCCCGCAGGCCGCCCGCCATCGGGCCCGCCAATCCATGAAACACGAGCGGCAACACCTTGACGACCTGGCCGCCGTTCAAATGGTCAAACAGCATGCTCGCCAACTGCTCCCCATCCTGCGACGACGTGTGCTTCGCCGGGACGCGCAGCATGCCCTCCGCCCGCTCCCGCCGCCCCGTATCCCTCATGTCCGCGGCGGCGACAAGCTCCGTGCCTGCGCGCTTCACCATCCGCCATCCGGCGAGCTCGACGAGCCGGGCCGCGTGCGCACGAACGTTGCCGAGGTTCGCGACCTGGCCGGGCAGGAGCTCGACGCGGTCCGCGTGCTGGGCCGGCATGCCGTTCGCTGCGAGCTCGTGGCGGACCGTGGCGGTGTCGACCGGGTCGCCGCGACTGTGCAACGTGAGCATGGCCGTGTAGACGTGCCGGTGCCAGACCCGGTAGAAGCAGACTGGTGCCAGGCCCTCGTCGACGGCGAGAACAGGGAGGATCCGGTCGCTGATCAGGATCGCGCCGAGCACCCCGGCTTCGAGGTCGGGGTCGCACGGCATGCCCGGCTCGCCGTATGGCGTTTGGGGCGTGTCGGTTTCGACGAGACGGAGCGGACTGCTGGGGCGTGCCTGCCAGAGCGCGTTCACGGGGTTTCCTCCCGGGCTGCGAGGCCTTGGATCATCTGTAGCCCAGACGGCTGCACGGGCCCGACCGTATTCCGGGCAATGAACGACTCGAGTTTGCTGCCGTTACGGCAGATCAGCTCAATGTCGTCATATCGACGACCGCCGTCACTGACGAACGGGTCCCGTGCGGCGCCGTCAATACCTTCACGCACCTGCTCCGGGGTATAGCCATCCTTGAGCCGGGCCTGGATCTTCGTCCGACGCTCCGAGGTCAACTTCGCCGCCGCGTGACCGCACCGCTCCTGCCAGTACGTGAAAAGCTCGCGCACCCGCGCGTGTATTTCTTCCGTTCCTTGGAGCGTTGTTTCTTCTTCTAGGAAAGGAACGGAACGCGCGCCTGCGCGTGGGGGTGTGAGGTCCTCACGGACAAACTCCGTGAGTTTCTCAGTGAGGACCTCCGTGCGGTACACCTTGATCGCCTCCGTGATCGGCATGTCGGCGAACATGTCGTCCGGGTGCGGCGGGTAGTCCGACTCCGTCGGCCGGTTGATCACCTGGTGCTTCCAGAAGTTCGGCAGCCACAGGTACTCGAACGGCCCGTGCGCGTACAGCTTCGAGAAGCCGACACCGACAATCTCGCCGACCCAGCGAGCGAGTTGTTTGGCGTTCACATCGCCACCCGGGAAGATGTGCCCCAAGATCGCCTGCGACTCGTTAGCCTGTCGCCCCCGGTCATCCGCGCGGCTGATGAGCCCAATCGCGACGAGCCGAGCATCGCGAGATAGAAGCTTGATCTTCTCGTCACGGAAGAACTCAGGTTTGAGAGTTCTGATGCGCTCACGACTCACCGCCAGCGAAATCCAGGTCGTGTCTGGCCCCACCGCTTGCGATACAGGAGGAACTCAAGGAGAGGCTTAGCGCATTTGCTCGCGTTGCAGTAGTTGCACGCGCGCGTCAGGTTCGTCCATTCCCAGATGCCATCGCCGTCCAGCGGTTCGATGTGGTCGAGCTGGTGTTTGGGATTGGCTGGTGCCCCGCAGTAGCAGCACGGATCACCGGCAAGTAGGCGCGCATAGGCGGCCACGAAGTCTCTGCGCTTGACGTCAACGGCGCTCAGCTTACGGCGCGGAATCATGTGATCCGGATCGTCTGGATGCGTTCGGTCGCGGTCACGACGCCGTGCTCGTCCAGCTTGTCCTTGAACGCGACAGCGACCACCCGTCCGTACCCGTCAGCGACGATCTCCCCGTCCATCCCGGACACGATCATGTGCACCTCGTCGCCTTTCGCGAGTTCTTTGTGGAGCATGGCACCGCCGCTGACCCGGAGGATTGATAGGTCGGGTGGGTTGCCGCCGACGTCGAAGGTGAGCTGTTGGGCGTCGGTATCACTCACCAGGGGATCACCTCCTCTTCGGTCTGGAGTGTTGCTGGCGGCTGAAAGTCGGTCACGTCGGTCGGCACGTCCGTTGACTGTTGAATCTCACGATCCGCGTCTGCCTGGCGTACGGGCCCGTTGATATACGTGTTGCGGAACTCGCCGTTCGTCTGGACGGTCACCTCGAAATAGCCGCCCACCTTCCGCTCGAGCTCCTGGCCGAGCTGCTCAAGCGAAAACACCTCGTCGACCTGGACACCAAGCCGGAAGCACGCCGTTTTCGTGACGTTCGCCTGCCCCTGGGATTTGAAGCCGAGCATGACCGTCCAGTCATGCCCCGACCGGATCTCCCGGAACTCGAGGACGACCCAGTCGTCGCCCTTCTTGGATGTGAGCGCCGATGCCTTGCGGAGTTCTGCGATGTGGTCGCCGTCGGGCGGCGGGTCGAAGTTGGACTGTTCGCCGTCGCCGACCGATGCTGAGCCCCAGGCGCTGTCGAAATCAGACATTTGCGGTCTCCTCCTCAGTGATCTCCTCAATGCTGGCGTCGTCCGTCGTGTCGTCGGGCTCGGTATCCGTGGGGACGTCTCCGGGCTCCTCCAGCGCGGCGACTGCCTCAGGCGTGTCGGAGGCAGGCTTCGGGTTCAAACCCTCATACATGCCCAGATACAGGGCGGTCAGCCGCAGCGACGACGAGGCGCCACGGGTTGCCGGCGTTCAGTTCCTTCTCGGTGAGATGCTCGTCGAGAACGACCTGGAAGCCGATCTCCGGCTCGCCGGCGTTCAACGCTTCGGCGAATCCGCGGCCGAGCGCGAGCGGGGCTGCGGTGACGGCGGGGCGCAGCCGCTGCTCGTAGTGGAGGGCGTAGCGTTGCTCGCAGGCGAGCAGGGTGCCAATGCTGGAATGACTGAGATGATCGCGACCCGTCTCCAGGCCGTGCAAATTCGCGCGCTCCGGAGGGCGTAGAACCCAAGGAAGGTCTAGGATGGTTTCGGTCATTGGAATGCTCGTTCCTTTGGCTCGCGCGCCGGGCAGCCATCACTGCGCCGGCGCATCTTGTTGAAGAGGCCGACGAAGTCGGCCATGCTGACGATGAGGATCCGGCCGTCGTCGGCTCTGAGCCACACGCGGGTGATCGAGGCGATCTCTACCGTGAATGGTTGGCCGTCGAGCAGGAACACGTCACCAGGAGAGATATCCGCGAGGGCGGTCATCCCCATACCAGGTAGCCTGCCAGGAACCCCAAACCCAAATAGATGACGGCGAGTACGCCGAACACCAGGACCCACTCAGGACGGTCAGTCATCGGCGCTGCTCCTGCGAAGTCAGATGCCATCCGCCGCATCGCGGGCACTGGTAGCACGCCCGCAGTCGCAATCCCCTCGCGGAGTCCATCGCCATGGCGGCCATCGCTGCAATACGGTTGCGGTAGGTTCGCTTCCAACATCCACGATGCGCCCTGCTGTACTTGCTCACGGCTTTCTCCCGTAGGTGCGTCGCATCGCCTTCAACCTCCGACGATGCTCACGCCTCAACCTAGCCACGTCGGTAAGAAGCGCGCCGACGATGACTGCGGCAATAAGGGCAGCCACGAACAGGTCGAGAGGACTCAGATGGGGGATCACGCCGCCCGCCTCCCGCCGTGAATGTGGCCAGTCGCCCGCGCGGTAGGCGCAGAATCCTCGCCCGTCAACAGCTTCGCCTCCGTCTGCAACCCCGACAGCTGTTTCGCCTTCAACGAACCGAACCGCTGCAACGCGTCCTGACGGCTCGTAAGACGCTTGACTTCGCGGTAAAGCTCCCGGTCGATCCGCCGGTGAATCAGCGCCCTACGCGCCTCCTCGCCCGGCAGACGGCCGCCACGCGTCTCGTACTCCCCGACGAGCACCTCAAGCTCCGCGCCGAACGCGTCCTCATAAAGGATCTCGGCCTCGCCGAGGAGTACGGTCACGTTGCCGATCTCGTCCGCGCATCTGCCGAGGACGGTCCCGAGCCGTTCGATTAGGAGTGCAACGCTCATCGGGTCGCCGGATGGTTCGTGGCCCTGCATGCTCTCGCTGAACGAAATGTCAGTCACGTCCGACGCTCACTCTCCGGCCCTCAGGAGCCACAAGCGTCCGGCACTCCTCGATCCGCCCAGCAATCGCCGGGCTCTTCAACAGCGCGTTCACGCCCGCAGCGATCACCTTCAGCTCGATCCGGGGCTGTACCGCCCGGTTTGCTGCGTCCGGGGTGATCGTTCCGTCCGCGACAAGCTCATCCAGCACCTCCTGCAATGCGTCTGCATCCCAGACTGCTACCGGGGCGTCCGAGGGGATCGACAGCTTCATGCCGCCGTCGCAGTGGATCGTCCACTCCCTAGCCCGGTCGCAGCGGCGAGCAACTTCCTCAGCCACCAGCTGCTTCAACTCCCGCAACCGGGACTCATGCTCCCGCACATCCAGCAACAACTGGCCCAGCCGACCAGGCGATGCGGTGGCGAGATCCAATTGCTCGCCCATGACAGGATCAACGACCAGAAGCTCGGTCATTCGACCACCACCGGCGCATCAAAAACGTCGTGAGCGATCTGCTCAAGCTCCGGATCAACGTCGCCCGGCTCAACATCAGACGGAATATCCGACGGAACCAGCCAATCCAAGTATTTGCGGATCGCACGCGCGTCCACCAACGTCAACCGGTCAACGCCACCAGTCACGCTCGCGCCCTTCAACGCGCGCGGAATAGTCTCGCCTGCGTCAGTGATCGCGGCAAGAACCCGCGCCCTCTCGTCCTCTGTAAGCAGCCGCGGACCGGCCTGCGCCTGTCGTGGCTGTTCCGAGCCCTTATGGCCGTCGTCGTCCTCGTTGCCCACCAGGTCGAGGACCGCCATCGCCGCGTAGCGGCGTCCGTACGACAGGGCTGAGCCTTGCGCCTGCGGCGTCACGCGCTCGCCGACGCAGAGCGGCATCACGTCCTCGATCAGCTCACCCGATCCGTGCAGCAGCCGGTAGCGCAGCGCCGGCCTTCCCTGATCGTCCGTGGTCGGGAGCGTCATCCAGACCAGGCCGTGAGCGGACAGGACGGGCGTGACCTTCTCGACGATCTCGTCCAGAGGCACGAACTTCGAGTTAAAGTGCGGGTTGGTCGCGCTTCGCCGCAGGTTCGGCATCTCAGCCTTCGCTGCGAGGAGAGCTTCGACCAGCGTCTTGTGCTCGGTCATGCCACACGCTCCGCAGCCAAAACCGCCAGCAGACGCGTCTCGGTCTGCTTCCTCGCCGCCCGCAACGTGCGTTCCGCGAACGGCCGTTCCAACGAGCCAGCAGGAAGATTGTCAAGCATCTCCTGGCAGTACGTGGTGAACGACTCGCACGACCGGAGGCTGCTACGGAGAGCCTCAAGGGGGACCGACTCGGAATAAAGGGTCATGACGCGCGCACCCACAAGCCCGAGTCGCCCAACTTCCAACCATCAGGCATCCCACTAGCGGGGAGGCCGCGGGCACCAGAGAACTCGGCGTAGCGCAGGTCGGCGGAGCTCAGGACGGCGGAGCGCAGGTCGGCGTAGCGCAGGTCGGCGTAGCGCAGGTCGGCGGAGCTCAGGTCGGCGGAGCGCAGGTCGGCGTAGCTCAGGTCGGCGGAGCTCAGGACGGCGGAGCGCAGGTCGGCGTAGCTCAGGACGGCGTAGCGCAGGACGGCGGAGCGCAGGTCGGCGTAGCGCAGGTCGGCGTAGCTCAGGACGGCGTAGCGCAGGACGGGCCTCTCCTTAGTGATCTTCCACGCCGCGATCCGCCCGAGCGCCCGGAGTGTCCGGGCGTGCTGCGTGATCTCCTCGTCCTTACTCGTCAGTGTGAGCGCCCAGGCGAGTACCGGGCCGGGAACCCACCACGTGTCGAGTACGCCTTCCTGGCCGGCGCGGACAAGCTCAGCCCGCGTCTCCGGGGTTGCTGTCTTGGTGTCGTTCGCGGCGATCACCCAGTCAGCGATCTGCGGGTGCGCGCACACCGGATGGTCCGTCCACTCCTGTCCGGCGATCCAGGCGAGGAGGGTCATGGCGCAGGCTTTCCGGTCGGTTTCGCTGCCGCTGCCGGCGATGAGTTCGAACTGGTTGAGGGCCTCGTCGACGGTGTGAGTGTTCGAAGGAGGGGTCATAGGACGTTGACCATCGAATCGACCTGAAGCTCGGCGTCGTACCGCTCGCCGCTGGATTTGCGAACCGCTACGACCACGCGGCCAGGACCGCGCGGCGAGACCTGCTCCACCTCGTGCCGCAAGCCATCGTGGCTTGGGAACACGTCCCCGACCTGCAAGCAGTTCACCGAGATCGGGAATGCGCGCGTGTAGGGATCGTCTGTCTCGTCTATCGTGTGGGTGTCCACTTCGTGCCCTCCTAACGGGCCGGATTGGATATGACGCCCGGCGCATCCACGTCGGGCGTCGATTCATAGAAGGTCATACGGCCCGCTCCTGACGCGCCTGCGTCATCCGCCGACCGACCTCGACCATGTGGGGCGGCCGGCGGGACGGGAAGTCGTAGCCACGGGCGCGGAACTTCGCGATGCTCGCGTGAACGGAGAGTCGCTTCCAACCCGTCGCCTCGCCAATCTCGCGCGCGGTCATGCCCTGAGCCCACATCGCCTGCCATTCCGCGATACGGACGGCTTCCATCTCCGACGCGAGTGCGGCCCAGTCGGCTTGCGCGCAGTCCCTGCACAGGCGAACCGCCGTCGCACCATCGGAGTAGGAGAACGATTGAGCGCCGCACCGGACACACGGGTGCATGTACTTCGTCTTGCGCCGACAGTTGTCGTCGCAGTAGGTGCGGGGCCGTGGCGGCTTGCACCGGTGGTCAAGCGGGACGGGTCCGCCGCAGTAAGCGCAGCCACTGAGGGCGAGGGCGCTACGGTCCTCCCGCGCGCCCTTCGCCCCCGTGGTGTCGGACCTCGGGTCCGTATGTGGGCGACGTGATGCCGCCGTTGTCCCAGCACCCGTGATGGGCGAGGCCTTTGGAAAGGTCATGCGGCGCGCTCCAGTTCGGCGCGAAGCTGATCTGCCACCATCCGATCGGCCGGCCATACGACCGATGCGACCGGCGCGAGATAGCGACGCCGATGGTCCTCGGCGAACCGGTCCGTTGCGACGCGATTCGGCGCGACGCCGGAACTCTGGTGCGCGTTACGCTCGGGGCGTAGGTTCGCAATCAGATGGGCCTCGCGCGCAAAGGCCGTGTCGCGGTCAAGCGGCCCCTCCGCGGAGATGCTGGCGCCCTCCCATCCCAGTATCCAAGCGTGCGACTTCAGCCGGGACGCAAGGTGCGACGTGCAGCCCACGTAGACGACGCGGGTGCCCTGCTCGACCCAGACGAAATAAACGAAGTGGTCGGTCACGCCGCGGCCTTGTCGCGCTCGGCGTCGACCTCGGCGATGTAGCCGCGGATGGCCTGACGAACCTCAGCCGCGAGCGCGCGGTCGTTCTGGCGGGCGATACGCCGCAGGGCGTCCATGAGACTGGACGGCACGCGGGCCGAGATCTGCTCTTCGCGGACCTCAATCTCGTCCTTGCAGTTCGCCTCCATGTCGCGTACTGTACACGAACCAATGACGAAGTCAAGTGTCGCGTTCCCGCAGTACGTGCCTGGTACGTCGCGCCAACCCCGCAACGTGGGTACGTTCTTCGCCCAGATGGAGGCCGCTGAACTTCAGCGCCGTCGCAAGGCGATGCGCGACGAACGAGGGATGACTCAGCCCGAGGTCGCCCTAGCGATTGGCGTCGGTCTGCGCGCCTACCAGAAGTGGGAGGCTGGCGGCGGAATGAAGGCCGCGAACCGCCGCAAGCTATCGGCGCTCTGGAAGGTGCCGATCGCGGAGCTACGAAACGACGAGGCGGACTACGTCTTCGCCTCGGCAGCCGACGTGCGACGCATGGAGCGTAAGCTCGACGCGTTCCTCACGGTCGCGGTGCGGGGACTTCAAGGAGCAGAGGCCGCCCTAGCGCTCGAGCAAGCCTTGGCAGAAGCCGAAGAAGGATCGGACGAGCAGGATCGTCCGGAGGAATCAGAGGAAGGCGATCTCTGACGAGCGCGAACACTTCGCTCATCAGCGCGGCCCCGTCGTAGGGGATCTCGTCGGGCTCACGCATCGCCATCGTTGGCTCTCCCTCTGGTCGGTGTGTGCTCGCGCCGGAAGCTAGCACCCACCCCAGGTTATGACAAGCCCGGACATCCGTCCCCAGGAACGACAAAACCCCCGCCAGCCGATAAGGGCCGACGGGGGCTTGCCGCTTCCACGGGAGGAGAGGGCGCGGAAGGTCTAGGGTGCGGGCGGAGCCGGAGGAGTCGGCGTCAGCGCGCCAAGCGCAACGACGGCTGCGTCGAGAGGGGCAACCGCGGCCGTCAACGCTGTGAGGTCCGGCTGCACCCCTGCCGTGATCTGCGCCTGTAGGGCGGTCAGCTCGGCCTGAATGTTCGTCGATGCGGTCGCAAGATCGGTCGCGACCTGGCCTACCGCGGCGGTGAGGGCGTCTACTGCGCTTTGCTCCGTGCTCATCTGCTGCTCCAATCGTTGGGTTAGGTCCTCGAGGCGCTCCACGCGCTCGCGAAGTTCATCGTCGGGCCTGTCGTGGCGTCCAAACACGGCTACCTTTCTCATGTCAGTACCAGCCGACAGATCGTTCGTGGGCCAACGCTCCGCATAAGTCGCCGTACCGGGCGTCCGAATAGGAGATCAGCCAACGCAGCTGCGTCTGGGGATCGGTCTGCCAATCAGGGCCAGCTGAAGCCATGCCGCCCATCGCCTGCGGGATCCCATACGCGCCCGATCCGCCCGTGTTCGACTGCAGCGGGTTGTACGACGGGTCCTCGACGGCGATCACGCTCTCGGCGCAGGCTGCCTCTCCTGCGCCGACCAACTGCACCAGGTAGGCCTGATCGCACGCCACGGAGCCGCACGCCGTGTCCACGAGGACATGAGCGACGTGCGCCTGCGGCCGGTGACGCCGCCAGATCAGACAATGGTGCCGGTCGTGGTGGCGCTCGCACGACCGGTGCGCTACGCGGACGATGCACGCCAGGTTCGGCCCGCAGTGAGGCTGGCGAGCGCCCAGGGCGATCGCCGATCCTACGAGGGTTAGCGCAGCGAGAACCGCCGCGACGAGGAAGCGTTGCAGCGCATCGAACCTCCGTTCAGGGTCGCCGAGCATCTGCCCGGCCCGATCGCCCGCAGCGTCGCGGGCTCTCTGCTGGTCGTGTTACGCTTGCCGTGGGTGGCGGTCTCCCCGGGGTGAGCGCCACAGGCCCTAGGCAACATTCCCCGTGGACCCGAGCTAACGGCCGACACAACGTGGGGTGAGCCTGGGGCCTTTCCAGTCCGGACTGCCGGACGGTCAGGTAAGATGCGAGCCATGATTTGGTACCTATGGCTCCTCGTTGCGCTCGCCGCGATCCCCGTCCTCTTCGTCGTGTTTCTTCACGCGCTGCATCGTCGTCGGAGACACATACGACGTTCCCGTCGAGCATGAGCACCGGTTCGCCGGCCACCCGTGTCCGTCGGCTCCCAAACGCCGTCGACGAGCTTCGCGCCGCCCAGCGTCGCGGGCCCTCGACTAACGGCTGCGTTACTTCGAGGCCGCGCTACTAACGGAAGCGGGGCTAGGCGTTAGTAAGCTGGCCGAGATCGGCCTGCATACGCGCGAAATCAAAACCGCCGGGACCAACCTTGGCGCTGTTCAGCTGATCCACGGACAACGGGACGAGCGCCATCTCCCCGTAGTTCGACCAGAACGCGTCGTCCATATCGCCCTCCTGGCCCCACGAGATGAAGCCGAGCAGGCCGTCCGTGTAGGAATCCCCGGCTATGGCGTGACCGCCCCACGAGCCGGGAGAACCATCCCCGCCTGACCCGAGATACCGCCAGTTCACGCCCTGCGACTGCGCCGTCACCGGCAACGCGATCGCATACATGACGGCGCCGAACTCCCACACCGCGCGCTTGATGTTCGCCGAGTCGGGCTGCAACGTGCCGAACCCCGCCAGCTTGTGGCCGGGCAGGCCGGTCTGCTGCCAGTACTGCATCGCCGCCGAAGGGTCAGAGCCCTGGTCCGAGCTTGAGCCGGGAGGGCCCGGAGGGACGCCGTTGATCTTGAAGTACTCCGCGAGCACGGTCCCGGCGGCCCACGGGTGCGGCTCGATGCCCTCCTTGAGCCGGAACGTCTCCTGGCTGTGGTACATGGCCGCCGCGACACAGTCCCCATAGCTGTCGTTGTCGAGCATCCCGTACTGGTAGCCCGACGCGTCGGCGGGCCGCGCGAGCGTCGAGGGGACGACGACCGTGGGGTCTGCGATGTACCGGTCGAGGTCGAGTGCGCCGTGCGCCTTCGGGTTGCTGCCGAGCTTCATGCCGAGCTTGTTCACGGCTTCTCCTCAGACCAGCAGTCGTTGTGTGCGTCCCCGCGGCCGGGCACGCACCAGTGCAGTTCTTCGGTCGCAATCGGCTCGCCGCACACGAAGCACGTCGTCCGGCAGGGCGAAGCGAACTGGCCTTCAGGCAGCTGCTCGATCGCAGTGTTTTCGGCTGGGGTCACGGCTTCTCCTTGAGTAGAGCGTCAAGCTTGCGGTGCAGTGCCGCGAGCGATTCGGCGTGTGCGGCGTGCAGCTCCTGGTGCGCGTCAAGCTTCGCGTGCAGATGCTCGATCTCGTGGCTGATCGGCCGCAACGGCCAGAACTTGGTCCTGCTCCACAGCCAGCCCAGTGGGGCGATTACGGCGACGACGAAGAGGTTGCCCCAGACGTTCCCGGTGTACCAGGCGCCCCGGGCCGGGACGTAGAAGTAGTGGAACCAGTTGGAGAGGAAGAAGGCGAGCGTGGGACCACCTCCTCCTCGCTCAGTCCAAGGTGCACCGCGATCTTCTGCGTCAACACGTGGTCTTGCTGCGCCTGTTCATGGTCCTGGCGGCGCTGATCCTCATACCGGTGTTCGTTCACCCACGTGTTCACGATCCCCGCAACCGCCGCAGCAATGTTCGCGAGGCCGCCGGTGATCGCGACGACGATGAGCACCGTCACCGGCACCGACGTCGAAGCAGCGAGGATCATCATCTCGCGAACACCCAAGTAAGCGCGAACCCGACCGCAAAGGCGAGCAACCACAAGCACGTCAAGCGCCAGCCGACCATTAGACGGTCATGCGGTAAACGTGTCGACGATCACGGCCGGCTGTGATAGTCGCGGGCTTCCTGCCACGTCTCGCTCGTCTCGCCGCGAGCACAGACGGCCGCGAGCACGGAGGCCCACTCGCCCTCGGGCACAACGATCGACGCTACGAAGTCATCGCCAGCCCCCTTCGCTGGGCGTCGAAACTCGATGGCGACGTCGCCCTTGTAGTTGCGCTCGAAGCTGAATCCGTCGCGTAGATGGAACATCATGCGGTGAACGTGTAGGCGCCCAGGCGGACCGTCCCATCGTGGGCGACCTGCACGTAGTCGCCCACAATCTTCCCGCCAGTGACGGTCAGCCTCAGATAGCCCCAGCCCGACGCGTCCCCGTAGTCGAACGTCACGCCAGGCACGACCTCCATGCCCGGGGTGGCATCCCCCGCGAGCGCATGCAGATTCCGGTAGCCGGAGTTCCCGATCACCACATACTTGACCTTCGTGCCGTCCCCGACCTCCTCCGTGAAAAATTGCGCGTCGTGAACATGACCTGAAAGGATGAGCGCCGGCCAGCGGACGGCCTGCTGGAACGCCCCCGCGAGCGCGTCTCCCATCCCCTTCGACCCGCCGTGATGGGCATCAACAGAAAGGGGCGGGTGATGCAACTGGACGATCAGGGGACGGTCCCTTGGCGCGGCCGCAACCTCCTGAGTGAGCCACGCGACCTGCGACGCCGCAAGCCGGCCACCTGACGGGACGTTCGACCAGACACCAACGATCGTCACCGCCTCCAGCTGGAGCGTCCAGTCGCAGTACGGCTGCGTCTGCGTGTGGCGGCCGAACTCGAGCTCCGGATCACCAGGGGGTGCCGCGGGGCTCGGGGTGCACAGGTTCGCCATCCACGACGGGATCCCCGAGCCCGATACGACCGGGTTCGGATCACCGTCATGGTTCCCAGCTATGCCGACGAACGGGACCGGCACGTGCGTGTACGGCGAATAGAACTGGGGCATCCACTGGTCGGGGTCCGAGTCGTAGTAGCACCAGTCACCGACAGAGTTGACGAACGAGATCCCGCCCGCGGCGACCTCCAACGCGAGCGCCGCGGCCACATGGTCCTGTGGGACCGGGTTCTCGATGCCGCCGTGATCACCGATCACCAGGAACGACAGCGTGGCGCCCGGATCCTTGATCCCGACCTGCTCGCCGGTCGCCCGTCCCGGCGTTCCTGGGGGGAGCGGCTGGGTGATGCCGGGCGGGAATGATTTCTGGAGCTGGTCAGCCGCCCGGACGGTGGACGGCGCGGGGAGACCGACACGCCGCATCAGAACCCTCGCGAGAGATAGCTCTGCTGCACGATCCCGTTGCCCAGCCCCGACGCGACGCTCGTCTCGCCTACCTGCTGCGGGCCTTCCCAGGTGTTCCCGCCGTGCCAGACGACCGGCCACGGGTACGGGTTGCATGGCGGCACGTAGGGGCTATACGGGACATAGTGGTAGGGCGTATTGACCGCGGGCTGCAACATTGCGGCGGTGAGCGCGGCGATGTCGTCCTTCAGCTTGGCGACCTCCTCGCGGAGCGCCTTGACCTCCTCACGCGCGGTCATGAGATCACCCGGTCGAGGCCGACACCTGCAACGACGCCCACGAGCCCCGTCAGAGCGACCAGGCGGCCACGGACGAAGTAGATGGTCTTCGCCCAGCACGGCGGACGGTTCGCCCACACCTGGCGGCGCATGACATGCTTCGGGGGAGTTACTGAGCCGAGGCCGCTTGTGAAGGTGTTGAAGAAGGGCCCTGTGTCGGGGCCGTGGAGGTACTGAATAGCCATCTCAGCCGATCCCGTACTTCGTCGCCGGAGGAACCGGCATCGGCCCGAACCCAAGCGTCGCAGCGAACACGACAATGCCCTGCAGGATGCCGGACCATGTCGGATCAAGCCCGAACGTCGGAATAGCGAACACGAGCGCAGTCAGGCCGGCGGTGATGATCAGCGATGCCGTCGCGCCGAGCCCAAGGGCGGTGCGAAATGCAGAACCCACCAGCGGAGAAATACCCAGCGCCCCGGTGAACACGATAATCACCGCGACGTATCGCTCCCACGGTGCCGCAAATGAGAACGTGTGCACAAATCCTGCGACCACGCCAAGCGCGCAGCCGATCACAACGACAACCCCAGAGGGAAGATTGAGCGGCGATGTGGCCGCAGGGCGAGGAGGAGAGTTCATCTCAGCCTTTCGTTAGTGGTACTGCCAGGATGGGTGTGCGGCGAGCCATGCGGCGATCACCGGCGCGTTCGCCAGGACGTCGGCGCTGTAGTCGCCGAGCGTGGTGTGCAGGTCGACGTTCCCCGCCTCGTAGCCGTCGAGCGCGCCAGAGAAGCCGGCGTTGTGTGCGGCGATCACGAACCGGAGCGCGTCCGGGGCCTTCACCCGGTTCGCGTACGCCTGGCCGCGTTGCGTGATGATCTGTCGGAGCGTGTAGCCAAGGGCCGCCGACAAGGTGGGGTTGTGGTTTGCGGTGAGGGCGGTGACCGTGTGGGCGTCCCAGCCGGTCATGTCCGGCCGCCACGAGCCGTTCGGACAGCCAGGGACCGTCTTGAGCCACACCCGGTTCGGCTCCAGGGTGTTGGTGATCTGCAGCCAGCCCTCGTCGGTGTCCGTCGGCTCCCAAACGCCGTCGACAAGCTTCGCGCCGCCCCTGATGTTGCGGAGTCCCGTCTCGCGCAGCCCGAGTGCCATCGCGTGCTCGGGCCGGAACCAGCCGCCGGGGAACGCCACCAGGACCTTCCGTTGGACGATGAGCGCGGCCTCCTGGCCGAAGTTCTCCATCACGGGCGTGAGCTCGGCCTGCGTGTAGGTGCTCATGCCGGCCACCTCCGCGAGTACGCCTTCCGGCAGAAGGTTTCGAATAGCTGCCACGGGTAGTGCGGGCCCGGGCAGTCATGGCCGCCCCACGCCAGGCCGCCGCAGCTATGCGGCCAGACGTTGCCCTTCGCCGGGTTGGTCAGTGAGATGTCGGGCGGCCCGAGCCCGTACCGGCGCAGGATCCAGGCGACGCGGTATGCGGCGTTGCCGACCTCGTTGTAGTGGGTGACTTCCCACTCGTGGACGGATGTGCCGAACCCGGCCTGTTCGACTCCGGGCGCGAACTCGTTGGCAGCGACCGCGTGCCAGGCGACCGCGTCGACTGGCAGGAATTGGAGGGCCCCGTGGTCGGCGTAGATACTGGTGCTCGACTTGCCGGTGATGCCTTTCCCGCCGATCTCGAAGTGCGCCCCGACGCCCTGCGAGCCGTATGGTTCGGGCTGGCCGTTCGTGAAGAACCCGACGGTGCCGCTCCAGAAACCGGCGTTCACGTGCAACACGATTCCGCGTGTCTCCGCACGTATCCCGTGGTCAAGGATCGCCGCATAGCGCTGCTGGGTCTGCGGCACCCACCAGGTCGATGCCATCGTCGCGCGCTCGACAATCCCGTGCGCTGGCCTGCCTGCGGCCTCCCACGCCTGCTCCTGCTCAACCGACACGGCGTGGCGGCGGTCGAATCCCTGCGGAGCGGTCATCCCAGCAGCCATGCCTGGTTCGACTCGATCTCGAGCGCCCCGGTCCCCGCGCCACACGTCAGGATGCAGAACATGGGCTGCGGCGCCTCTTTCTGCGCATACGGTCCGAACGGAACGCCGTCCCAGACAACCCAGAACTCGGTCTGGGTGATGACGATCACGTGGTCGTGGAAGTTGCCGTCCGCCCAGTTACCCGGGGGTTCGAACACGTTCGGAGTGCCGGTGCTCCCGTCGGCGGGGTGGTAGGTCGTCGACAACGGATGAGCACCGCCGGACCAGTCAGCGGCCTCGGCGTAGTCGAGCTCGCGTTTCCCGTTGACGGTGAGCAGCCATACGGCCGACCAGTCGGTGACGGCGTCGCCCGAGCCGGGCCACCGGCATCGTGTCTGCCAGATGCCGGTGGTGATGAGGCCCCCCGTCTTGGCGCCCAGGCTGCCGCGGGTGCCGCCCGGCGTGTTCTGTGGCAGCGTGCAGATCGTCGAGCCCGGCTGCAGCGTGAGGATCCCGTTGGAGAGCGAGCACTGCGGGTTGTTCGTGGCGTTGTTCATCGAGCCGAATACCTTCGAGCCGCCCGCGCCCGAGTCGTAG